ATGAATTAACAAATTCTGATAGCTGATATTTATAATCCTCTAACCTTGTTATTATATATTCCAAATTGTTTATGTGTATATCATTCATAGTCATCATATTCTCAAGTACTGATCTTGCTATTGGTGCTATATATTGTTTACTTTCATCTATTAATATTGATAAGTCTTGTGTTGACTGTAAGATGTTTCTAAGGTACAGTGGGTCTGTTTTTAATTTCAAAGCTAATTCTTGTTCATCAAAGTTAAAAATAGACCTTAATTTATACCCAAATGTTTTTGTCACAGCCACATTATCAATGAATATATTGTATGGTAATGTTGATAAGTCAAACGGTTGACCATAAGCTTTGTTTGTCTGATCATTTATTATATTATTACCAACAACTGAAACCAAAGACCGCATCATGTACATATAAACATAATCGGGTCTTTGGTTACCATTCTTATCTATAATTTTGTAGTCATTGATTTCAATATTTATACACATACATATTGATTTGTATGTGTGATTGGTGGATATATCAACGTCAAGAAGTCCATTACCAACAGATTTTTTTACGTTTAATATAACAGCAAATTTATAATCTGAGTAATCAATACCATCTGAAACAATCCTATATTTTATGCCGTTAAAAAACACATCATATTGATTATCATATGTTTTATTAAAAGTCGACCATCTTTGTTGATAATTAACATCATACATTACATCATCAATATTGGCGGAATATACAGTGAAATATCTAGTGAAATAGTCAACAGTATTTACCTTGTGTAGTTCTGATTCAAAATATTTGTCGAAATAGTATTTGTTATTCTTTATATCATCAGGCAAAATTAATTCAGGATATGATGAAAGATAAAACCACTCATTTGTAAAATATTCCTGATTTGGTGCGAACATATCTATTGCAGGACATTGATTTGTTTCACCAAATGCGGGTGATATATTAAGCCTATAATTATCGCCTCTTACATCCTTTTCTTTCATAGACCATCTATTTATAATAAAAGGTAATAATTTGCTATCCTCATATATTTTATTAACGTCTTCTTTCATTCGTTTGTATTCGTTTATATAATCGTATGAAAGAATATACTTTATTTTATCCTCTTGAACAACAACAGTTTGTATAAAATTTTGTGCACGTTTAACGTAATAATCGTCATACGAACCACCATTGACTACATCATATGGTATCCATTGATTTGTTGATTCATTAATTACATCATCAGCCAAAGTAAGAGTCCTAACAACATAGGGAACGGATGTAGCATCCTTATAAACATTGAGTTGGTATGAAAACTTAGTTGAATCGTTATTAAGACCATAAAACCCCGAAAAATTATAAATTTCAGAATCATTATAATATTTCTTATTAACTATAATTGGAATACCATCTACAACAGAAAAATGTGATTCCTCGGCTGTGAATTCAACAAATATTCCTGATGTACTTGTATCGGCTTGATACACAATACCGTTATGATTTATGCTAGTTGGAAGTGTATTATATGAGAATAGGTAATATGTTTCTCCAATAACAAGTTGACCATCAACAACATTAAAGTATTTGTTATATTCATTCAAATGTGGATTTTTATACTGTTCCTCAAAATCAGTAAAAAATGATTTTATTGGTAACATATCAAAAGCACACCTTTTGAAAATTTTATCTTTATATAAGTACACCTTATTTTTTTGTGTAAACAGAACTTCATCTGATGTATTACTTACCGTAACTGATATGTAATTATCCAATTCAAGGAAATTTATAATTTCATTATCATCAGATGAATTAACAAAATCCAAATCAAGGAAATTTGAAAAATTTTTTATCCTTGATAATTGACCTGACATAGTTTGTATATAAGATGATTTATCAAACAGAGATTTATCTGATTTGCTTATTAAGAACCTATGATTTTTAGACTTTGCTATTCCTGTAAAATGAGAATTCTCTATATATATTGAATTTTCACCAAATTGACATGAATATTTAAGCTCTAAATCAATATCGGGAGAAAAAGTTAAATAGAAGTAAATCTTATTACTATTCCAAAAATATTTAACGTTGCTTATACCAATGTTATTTAAAACGTTATTTAATGTTTTACACATTCTTTTAGCAACCTCAGAAATAGAGCCTATCGGGTTGTAATAATTGTATATAGAACCATATTTAATCCAATTTTCATACAAATAATCACCCTGAGATAAATTATCAAGTTCATCACCAATTATGCTTGCTATATATTCACCATTTTTGAATATTTGTAATTCGTCACTAGATTTCAATTTATCTATAACTTCTAAACAAATTGAACTAACTCCATTCGAATTTACTCTTTTTGATTGTATTGTGCTTATAAGTACAGGTGAACTATCAATTACAGTCTTTGGTTCTTTGGTATCGTTATCAATTATATGTAGTTCTTTGGTATAAACATCTCTTACATAATGTAATATATCCATTTCCTCTAAAACAGGCATTTTAATATTATCCTCAGATAATTCATTTACATAAAGACCAAAATATCTATTAAATTGATAATCATTAGATGTATTATCATCAAACAAAAATTCAAAATTTATAAGATTTGACAAACATATACCATTTCGCATAAATCCATCAGTTACAAATCTATCAAATTTTGAAACCTCCATTTCTTTTTCCAACAGGTTTTCAAAGTTTTCTTCTACAGTTATTATTTCGCCTTTATCCTTAGAAATTCCTGTATAATACAACCTTTTATCATTAAAGTCAACCCTTAATGGTGCTTCTGAAAATTTTGAATTGGATGTAAGTTTAGATAGATATGTTGAAATTGAAGAACCTTGAAAGTCAAATACCTTTACAATGTTTGACTTTTTAATGTATGAAGAAAATATATCCTGATTGATATCAATAACAGGTTCTATGTAATTTAGTACCTTGACATTTTTGGACTTACTTACAACATAGCTTTCCGATGTAGCCACAAAAATGTCTGAATGTTTATAGGTTATTCCGTTGGAAATTATATTATCATCCGATGTAGTAGACTGTATGATATATTTGTTACCTATAATTAGTGAACTTTGATTTATTTTTTCATCACCAATACCATCAACTTTGAATACAACAAAATATTTAGGTAATATTTTCCCTATAAGTAATGGTGCAAATATCTTTAATTGCTCAGTATGTAATTTTGATGTACAATTATCAGTTCCGTATGAGTACAGCATATGAAACTGCTCAAGCAAATTTGTTTTTTGTGAATTTACATCATTTTCCTGAACATTATAAAATATATCATTTGGTATAGACTTGTATTTGTTGTATATATCATTAACAAATTCACCATCTTTATCTATAACAGGATTACTAATGATAGATGATTTCAATGTTTGATTTGCGGGTATTAATTCCAAGAATAATTTATCGGAAGAATCAACAACAAGTTTTATGTTTCCTGTTAACCTAGCATTGGAACTCAACAGTAGCGATGATTTATTATCAAGCATATTTATTTTTGATTATTTAAAAGTCAAAGACCATATACTTTTGGTTATAGTATACGGTCTTTTAATCTTTTAAATCGATTCTTAGAACAAAGATGTTTTATCGTTTTCTGTATTAATTATATTTTCTGCAGTAGGTTCAGTAGCTGTAATCCCCAACATTGTGTTGAGTTCCTGTTCATCTATTATTTTTATTCCCGCTTTTTCGGATTTAGTTACTTTTGTTGTAATAACCAATTTATCTTTAACAACTAATGTAGTTATATCAAGCGAAAATGAATTCTTTATTTTGCCACCTCTTGAAACTATTAATTTTTCAGCTTCTACACTTCTAAAACCCGTAAAACAGAATTTTTGACCCATTAGTTCATCAGATATATCCCCTGTTTCAGACGAGGTATCTTCCTTTGATTCATTAATGTCATAAATATTCGCATACCATAAAACAAAAGGAATAATACCTTTGACAAAGATTAAAGCTGTTTTTTCAGCATATCCACCAACGTTTTTAATTTCATCAAGTGTTAAATTTCTCAATTTCTCAATATTGTTGAACGTGATGCCATATTTCTCAAGTACCCAAGATATTTTAGTTTCGGCAAGATTTGGAAATAAGTTGGTTGCCGACATAAGTAATGCCAAAGATGCATTATTGAATGCATTGTGAATTGATGAATATGTAATTTCTGCTTTCCTTTCACCGAAATTTTCAAACTTATTGAATTCAGATTCAGGTGTGCGAAGTATGGTGGTGATAAAATCAAGGTAATATTGGCTGTATTTATAAATTTCAACTTGAAATTGCCTTATTAATTTTTCCCCAATATTTTTAGCTTTAATTTGGGTAAAAAAGAATTCAACACGTTTGTGGAATATTTCAGGACAATTTTCGTTGCTACATCTCATTGTAACCTCATTTTCATTATAATTTATGTGTGTATCACAATAAGGACATTTACTAGGTAATATATCCGCTATAAGCATAGATTCATAAGAATCAAATACCTCATTGCTCTGATATGTAAGGACTTTATAAACCCTCGGTATTATTTGACCACCTCTTTTAATAATAATATCAGCACCAACAGAGATTTTGCTTTTACGAATGAAATCAATGGTATCAACAAAGATATTCTTACCACATTCAGCACCATCAAGCATAACCAAATCTGTACTTATGCATGGGTTAAATTGTCCATCTTTATCAATAGGAAATTGTATTGAACGTATTTTTACTGTTGCTCTGTCACCGAATGTATCCTCATTCTTATAGGCAACAGTAAATTTAGGATTACCTTTAGTATCATATCCAAGCTGATTTCTTATTTCGGCATCATCTATATTACCAGTCCATCAATTACGAAAATTTCAGACCATTGCTTATAAAGTTCATAAAACCTATCCTCAAGAACTTGCTTATCATAATTTTCAGAGATAATAATCTCGATATAAGGAACTTTATAAATATGGTTAAATTGTGAATTTAAATAATCAAGTATATGTGTCTTATTTTGTTCTTTAAGTGATTTATCATAAACACCATACCTAACATAGTAAATATCTTTAAGCGATTCAGTTGATTCAGAAAGTGGGTTTAATTTACCCGCAACCATATTCCTTACATTTTTATATACATCAGAATATTTTGGCTTGAATATGTCGTTTGGCATTATAAATTCACCAATATGATAAAATTCATCAAACACAGCTGAATCGGAAATGATATTTTTGTTAATATGGGTAAAATGATTGTGTACAGGATAAGCCTCGTTATCCTTCCCTTTAATGGTTACTATTCTATGACCTTGCTCAATTGTATCTTTTTGGTTATTATTAAGAATCCCCGACACCCCGTCATATTTTGGTGTTGCTATTAATTTTTTCCCAAGTAGATTGTTTTTGACAATCCATTTCATAAAATCATCCATTGTGGTAATTTTATTAATGCCTGTCATTGGCAAAAGATTTTCTACTTTTTCACCATTTAACTTAAGGTATTGTACCTTACCATCTATGGAATTTATGTGTTGACCTGTAATTTCTACATATTTATAGTAAAGTTCATCAAATACTTTATCAGAAATTTCAGGCAAACCCATCCGATATAGATTGTTTAGACGAATTAATTCATTCTTAAGACTTGATAAATTTTCAAATTGTTTATCTCCTATTGTTATCATAATGATTTATATTTGTGTAAGTTTTTCAAATATTTAATTAAGTAATTTTTTGAATTTGGATAATTAGTGCAAACAAATTCCTCAATATCTTTTCTATCAAAATCAGCATTATATAAATAATCTATCATATCTGATGGTGCTTCATCTCCAACATTAGTTTTTCTAAGTAATTCCAATGCTGTGTCTGATAAATCTTGGTGTTTAATCATAATTTTCTATATTTTAAAATTATTAAATCATATATTAATTCCCACAAAAATCGTGCCAAGTTTATTATTATATATGTCAATTCGTGTATTTATTAACAAAACTTAACAGGAAAACCAAAATTTTAACATTATTTAACATCATGCATGTATATTTGACATTATTTTATAAATACAAGGCAGCCAACGTATCATCACGACATGTTGGCTGCGGGGAGAAAAGAAGAAAGAAGGAGCACGAGAAAATTTTTAGTTTACATGTATTGTAAAATTATGTTCTTTGGGAATATTTCTTTAACCTCTGCATCAATAAATTTTTGTATATTATCCTCAAAAGTATCTGCATCAGATTCATCCTCTGTTTCAGTATAACCTTTGATAAAACTGTTTACATAATCAATATCCATGTATTCATCAAAAATTTCTTGAGGCAAATCATATCCACCTCTAACAATAATAGCCTGAACTTTATAAATCTTATCATCTTGATCACTTTCATTTACTTTACCTTTAAGACCAATGATCTTTTTAAATTCATCTATTGATAAATCTGTCATAAGATTAAAAGTACTATCGGCATTGCGTTTTAGAGTTGCAATATGATTATCTTTCCCAACATAAACCAATACCAAATTTTCAGTATCAATTGTGTTAAAATTATTACCACCGCTTGACTGTAATTTTAACACAATTGAATTATCAACTTGTGTATATTCATGGCTAAATTCTTTAGATTTTGATATTTGATTTGCCACATTATCTCCAAAGTCCTCATTTACTGATTTAGTAGGGTCAACACCCATTTGATTGGCATAATCATCAATTTCTTCCATTGAAATCCATTCAGGTTTTTCAGTAAATGAATCCCATAATGCTTTCATAAGTTCTATTTGCTTGGCTTCATCATCCATAAACAAATGTTTACTACTCTTACCACCATTACCTAAGTAATATTCACAATCTGATTGCATTCTTCCAAGTAACTGATATTTGAATTTATCATCCTTTTGAGTATATTCTGATAAGTAATTATCACCAACATTTTCATTAATTGGTTTTGAGCTATCAATCAAAGATTTTAATTTGTCTAAGTCCCAATACCATGTATCATTTATAGATGGTGCTTTATAAACTTTTGTTTCCTGTCCACCACTTGTATCAACTTTACTATGGATTGTTACACCGTTATACTCAGTATTATCATCTTCATTTACAGCATTTGGATTATTCAAAGCATTTAACATACTTTTTGCCGTAACCAAGTCATTACCATCATAAACAATTTGATCATCAATAGGTTTTGTTGTATCTTTGACAATAAAATTTCCGTTTTCTGCATTTTCCATAGTTCCACGAGAATTATTATCATTACCCTCGTTGACTGAATCTAATTTGAGATACTGTTTAAGTTTATCCTTTTTAATAGTTATTGTTTTATCATAATCATCAGTTGCTTTACTAGTTCCATTTTTGAATCCGATGGTAAAATCATCACCATCTTCTTTAAGTATAGTTCCTGTTCCATTCATTACACCTGACAAAGCTTGTGCTTTAAATGAATCACCAACAGCACATTCATTAATTTTTCCTTTTTTGTCAACATTATCAAGATTTGTAATTTTTACTGATTTTTCATCAAGCTCAACCTGAAATACTGTACCAAATTTTTCATTAGTATCACGACCTGCAGTTTTTAAAAATAATTGTTTGCCCTCACCACCAACAGGTGCATCAAGGTCAAATTTCAAGACACCTTTACCATCCCAATCATTTATTTTTGTCCTAGCAAGTTCTGTTGCAGCGGTATAAGATTCAGAATTTGTATCCTCATTAACAGCATTGTCTTTCATAAATGTTGAATTCCATTTATTTGCAAATTCATCGGCAGCAGCAACAGCCTCAGCAACTGTATTAAACTGTTTATCTTTTAAACCTCTGAGTTCATTTCTGTACTCATTAAACTCTTGAGAAGTTATCGCTGAATGCACGCTACCTTCATCAACTAAGAATTTACTTGTATTTTTATCAAGTACTATAGACATTGACTTGATTCTAAGATTAGAATCTTTCAAGGTTTTATCATTACCATAAACTTTGTGATAATTTCCTTCAACACCTTTATTGTCTTCAACGCCATCAATAGTGTGTTTATAAGATTCTTCCAAACCATTACCATAACTTGTAAGTTCTTGTAATTTTGCTTCATAATCGTTAGAATCCTCATTTATTGATTCAACCGATTTATAGATTTCAAAAGTTTTGCTTATAATATCCTTATAACCCTGTTCATCGATCATTGAATCATCTTCACCAATATAACCAAGCTCTTTAGCTATCCAAGTTGAAACCCTATCAATAACACCCGCCTTTTTATCAGCGTTTTGTAGTTCAGCACCCACTTTGGTAATAAGTTCATCTGAAAGTTCAGGAAATTGACCCTTTATTTTATCAATTAATGAATTATCTGATTCATTTACAGAATCATTGTACCAAGCAAATGATATGTCATACCAAAATTCACCATCAATATCAGATTTAAATCTTTTAACATCCTTATTAAACTCGTATCTATCAACCAAATTATATGAAATATTATTACATTTTAGATATAAATCAGTTTCATGATGGTCGATTTCTTCGGGCAACATATGTGCTTTAGCTTGTGCAAAAATATCAAAATCATTACTTTCATTTACACTTTCAGCCACATAATCAACAATACCAGATTCAAAATATTTTACAGCTAAATCATTAAGATTGTTTTGTAAATCTTTATCAATACCATCTTTTCCATCAGGAGAATTTAATTCTATATACACACCATATCCTGATATTGTATCTGAATCTTTTGAAATAGTCAAATCAATTGTTCCGCCATTATAAAAGAAATCATTTAAACGGACTTCATCAAATTTATCCTTATTTTTTTCAACAAAATTTGAGTCAAAGTTATCATAAAGTTCCTGTGTGGAACTTAAGTCGAAAGTTCCAATATTTAAATCCAAGTCAGAACTTTCGTTTATTTTCCTTGACAAGTGATAATATTTTTGCTCAAGTGCTGAAAATTCCTCGTTGATTTTTTGACACGAAAGCTTACCTTTACCATTTTCAAAAACTTTTCTAGCCTCAACAAACAATCGGTTGTTTTCCTTACGATAATTTTCAAGTACAGCAAATATTTCGCTTTTTTTGCTAACTATATTTTTTAAGGTTACGAATTCAAAATTATTATGAGCTATATGATTGTCTGATAAAAATCCATTCAATTTTTCATTAATAGCTTTTGAGTCTTTGGAATTCAAAATTTTGTGGTTTTCGTTTACAAATTTTTTAAAATTCGCTTTAACCTCTGTAGTGCTATTATCAACTATTTTTTTAACTTTGGTGATCATTGTTGTATATTTTAGTTAATTATTATTTTAAGAGTTTGATGTTATTAAGGTTTTTCCCCGAAACCATATAATAGTTTTCGTTTATTCCTTTTATTATATTTATATTGGATAATGATGTTAGTAATCTCCTACATTCATTTATAGGAAACAGTTTTGTATATAATATCAAAAGATTTTCGTTTATTCTTGTGCCATATTGGCTTTGTATTGATTGCCAAAATTGGTCAACATCTGATTGAGTTGAATTATTACTTACTAGTAATGAATCTTGTTGTTCGGGTGAAATAGGTGATAAATATCGTGAAATCTGACCCGCAGGGTGTCTTACCACCTCTTCTGAAAGTTCAGACCGCATGGAAAATCTAAAGCTAGCTGTATAATCACCCGTAAATATAGAATAAAGGAACGTAATGGATTGATCATCCATTTCTTCCAATTTCCTTATTTTATCAGATACATTATCACTTTCCAAAATAGCATCATTTCCTAAAATATCTCTTGTTATACTTGCCGATTCAACATTCTCAATAAATCCCTTATCAAACATATTTTTTGAATCGAAGTATTCAATTATAGATTCTCTTACGCTTTCTTTGAGTTCACAGCTAAGCTCAATATCATAGACATTATTGAAATTGATAGATGATTCTATATTCAACAAAATTTGGTTTATGCTTGATAAGTCAATAGCAGTAAGATTATCAATATCAAAATACATGAGTTCTTGATAAGTAAAGAAATTTGAAAGAAAGACCGTTAAATCTATTTTTGATTTAAAATAACTTCTACAACAATCTAAAATAGAACTATATATAAGACTCAACTGTGGCTCTGAAAGATTGGGTAATTTTTTAATAAGCGAATCAGTATCTTTCCCATCTATAAATTCTCTTATGATATTAAGTAATATCATATCGGAATCAGGAATGTTTACATCATTTATTGCAGAGTCAATTTGATTTAATAAATCAAAGGTTTGTGATTCTCTGATTTTGTCTTGTATAAGGTCAATTATTTCCATAATTTTATTTTATTTTATTTATTTAAACCCAAGCAAATTTCATATATGTAAATAATAAAATAATTTTACAAATATGATAGATGCTGTAGTAATTTTTAATCCTGAAATAGAGCTTTCTGAATTATCCGTACCAAATTCTGAGGAAAAGAAAGAATATAACAGTACAAACCCAAATATGGCTTTGGGTTTGTACTCACCTATAATACAAATAAATGATAAATATTTCGACCATTATTCAATAACAAGTTCTGTAATAGAGGTAGGAGATTTTTTGCCAAAGTTAACTATATCTATTAAAGATGATGAAAGAATATTATCAAATCAAGCGGCTGTAACTGATTCCATAGTTAAACTGTTTGTTAGAAGTAAAAATAAGGATTTCAAGCCAATAAGGCAAGATTACAAGATTACATCTTTTTCAAAGTTTGATTCAATAGTTTATATAACGGCTGTTTTAAATTTACCTGATCTATTCAATGAAAAGATAATAAGTTATGGTAAATTATCAAGCTTTGATACATTAAAGAAAATAGCCAAAGATTTAAAATTAGGATTTGCATCAAATGAAACGTCAACCAACGATTCAATGTGTCATGTTTGTCCGTCATTATCATTATCAGATTTTATACAAAATGACATAATACCATCAATTTATAAAGATGATAGTTCTTTCTTTAAAGTATTCATAGATCAGTTTTACTATCTTAATATAATAGAAATCAATAAAATGGTAGTTACAGATGGAGAATTACAAAAAATAACGTCAATAAAGGAAATAGCCCTTGGTGATGTTATGAATGGTGAAGAGGATGATGGAACTTTAGAGGAATTTTTCTTACATAATATAGATGATTTCGGTAGAACCAATTTTATAGCCGATTACAACAATAAAAATAGCTTAGGTAGTGCTATAAATAGCATAGGTAGTAAATTGTATTTACAAATGTATGAAAAAACCGATGAAGAATTCAAGGAATTTTATATAAAACCTCTATTAACTGAGGGAAGTAAAGAAAAATATAAAACAAATGAAATAATAAATGAAATAATAAAGACTGTGCATTTTGGTGAGCAAAACAACATAAACGTTCATAAAAATTATTTTGCCGCTAAAGGGCTTAATGAGATAAATATAACCTCTCTACTTAATTATAAGCTATCAGTAAGTTTAACTACAATAAACCCCGCCATTAGATGCTTCATGCAAATTCCAATAATCATACAAAACAGAGATGTAGATCAATTTTTACATAACGACCCAAATGACGAAAATAATGATCTACAATATAATGAAAAATTAAAAAAAGAAATAGTTGTTGATAAGTTTGTTAGTGGTTTTTATATATCAACAAAAATAAGATATATATTTACAGGTATGAACATAATTACGATGGATATAGATTGCAATAAGAGAGATTTTGCTGAATAAATATATTATATTGAAATCTTACAAGTAGAATAATTGGCTATATACTCAATAGGTGTAGTATCAGACAAAACAGCATTAACAAGTCCGCTTACACCCCAATTTACTTCATTTGTTTGACCACCAAAACGCCTAGTAGTCTGTATAAAAAATCGGTTCATTGGCACAACAGTATTAGCGGGTATGTTAATACTAAAACTTTGAGCGGGTATAGTTAATGTCCAAGTATTGTGATCATTAACTATCGTACCTGAAACCAAAGTTTTACCCAAAACATAAAAAACAGCTGAATTTAAATCTTGTTCGTATTGGTAAGTATCATCCGCAATACTTTCTATAGTACTTAATGATATGCTAAGCGTTCCAACTATATCTCTTTTGGCGGTTAATGTTCCATCAGGATTAATAGTAAATAAATGCATAAAATTAGCATCGCTGCCAATAGGTAATGGTAATTCAATATATGGGTTGCCTGAATAAAAATCATTTCTTGATATTGTCAAGTTTTCAAATACAGATGGAATGTCATAACTATAAGCAGCATTTGGTGTTATTTCAACTGTAAACCCAAGTGTTGTTTTGGATATAGTTCTAAACTTTGCATCCATGCCATCTGCTGAAAATTGTATGATATAATTAGCAGATGGTAAGGGTCGTACAAATACTACTGAGTAATCTCTTGCCGCACCTCCATAAATACTCATTATATTTGCTCTTTGATATGCACTACTATCACCCGATAATACTTGCTTTCCTGTACCATCCCACCAATAATCACTTTCATAATCATTTATAATAAACAAATTTGTACCAACTTTCATGTTAATAGGTAACGCATCTGAATCGTTTATCGGTACGCCACCTGTACCCGCTATCCAACTATCTAGTTCAGCAACAGTATGAAAGGCATATGACACTGTTGCACCTTGAGCTATTTCCTTTGTAAGTGCCAAATCTGTTGCTTTAGCAAACCATGTTACAGGTATTTTACCAAGCAATTTATTAGTATCAAATACGGCTATATGTGTTGCGGCTGATTGAATAACACCCTCTAATTTATTGATGAATAAACCTTCTGAACCCGTTGTAAGCAAAGGTTCATCTTGATTAAAAATTATAAAATACCCATTTGATATTCCGAAAATTCTGTCACCTCTATAATCAAGAAACATCAAATCTTCATCAGTTTTCTGTCTAAACAGTTTTGATGTGTCGATGGTTACAGTATTGTCTTCATTTATGATGAAATAATCCTTAAGGTAACTTCTATTTATAAGTTTCATGAATTCATTTTTGAATTCAGTAAAAGTTCCGTTGAATTGTGATGGTATACTATTTGTTGGATTTGATAGGTTTACATTACCATCCTTGTCCAAATTCGGTCCAATATTTGATAATGCAGGATATAATGAAAAATTGATCATGTTCAACATTTCATCTACTTGTCCACCTGTATAAGGACTTTTATGTTCAGACATATGCGTTAGTTTTAATAATTTTATTTATTTATTAAAACTATCTATTGAATACTGATGTTAGATCACCTGAATCATCGGATTGTAAAGGCACTTTACCCATTATATCAGATATAGCATTCCAAAATTCTTGTGGGCAATATTGCGAAATATCATCCACAAGCTCTTGAAATTCAGGTAATTTTCTTACGTGTGTGATATTTACAGAGGTCATTATACAATCATCATTACCAATCATTGCACAATATCCACCAAAATTACCATTCTTTAATTTTTTTCGTGCAAATGATAATGCCTCCTCTATTGTTATAAATTCTGTTAATACCAATTGTGTCTGCCTCATTTGGGTTTTCATCATTGTAGTACCCAAGTTTTTAGTATGGTCATTTTGCTTGATTCCAACACGCACAGCATAAGATTGATCATCTTTCATATTGTATGCAAATTGTAAGAAAAGTAAATCGCCATCTATTTCATTCTCCTCACCATATAATTTAATAACAATTTCCCTAAAATAGTTTCCATCATAATTATTTTCAAGACATGTCCTTACGTTATCGGGTATAAAAAGCTCAACTAAGCAATGATAATACCATTTAGCTAATTCGGGTACTATTACTTGATTTGACCTGAACATAGCAACCTGAACCATTTTAAAAAAAGAATATTCATCTTCTATAATTGATACTTTTCCTATTTCATCAATGGTCATAGGTAGAACCTCAAAGATGTTTATGACTGAATAATCACCACCCGTTCCCTCAGCCAAATCTATTGAGTGTACAAATCTCCTACGTTCATCTTTAAATCTTGATATGTCAATAGATGAATGAACTAAGAAATACATATCAAGATCAAGCAGTGTTTCAGAATACATAGAGTAATTTTTGTTTTTTATAATATATTTGCCTTTAATTAATCAACTATATATTATATTTTAAGTTATTTAAATAAACAAAATAAATTCTATATGTCAAAAGCTGTTATAAGATTACAAGACGAGGTATTGTTAGAATACAATTATGCAGAAACAAATGAAAATGCTGTAAATAATGGCTTATTCGTTGTTGAAAATTTACATGATAATTCAAAGACAGTATTAAAGCCAAATCAAGATAGGTATACTGCAGAAGAAAATTCTAACAATCTAACCTTACTCAACGAGGATGGTGTATATGATTTATTAACAGTTGATTCAGATATACACAAAATAATTCCTAGTATATCTGATACCTTTGTTATGAAGTACAATACTGTAAGGATAAATATAGCATCAGGATTCAATTTTATTGGTCATGATGGATTTAATCTGAAAGTATTCACTTATACAAAATCGGGTCAAAAGGTGTACTTTGCCAATTTTGTGTATTTAAGAAAGTTTGCTGAGCTAATACAATATAATTCAAAGCCTATAAAATTATCAGAGGCTGTATTTGATAAATATATAGAGCTACAAATTCCTTCGCTTGAATATTGGTTAGAATTACAGAATGTTGAAAACGAGGATATATTATCAATTTTCAACGATAAATTAATAGTCGAAAATTCTTTATATTTTGAATATTCACTCATTCAGAATGGTGTTTATAACAACGGTTTTTATCAGTTTTTGTTGGTTGACACAATCACAAACCAATTTATAACTCAAAACAAGTATACATCTTTGGCAGGATTTGTACAATTAGCTATCGATGGTGATTATTTCGAATTTCAGTTACAATATAATAATGATCAAATTGAGGATTTCATTTTTAAGCTAAATTCCATTCCAGGAAATAATTTTTATTTAATTCATACTATTAAAGTAATTGAGCAGATAGGTGATGAATATATAATCACTGATGAATATACTACAATACAAAATTCAAATTATCAAAGATTGTATAAGTTCAAGCCTGTTATACAAAATTCAAGTCTATCATCAATATCAATAGATTATTCAGTACAGCTAATTAATAATGTTGATGGTATGGGTGTTACAATAGAATCATCTGTTTCAACTCAGGAAATATTCAGATTTAGCAATAGGCTTGTAAAACTTGATATACCATTAACTAAATTTGATGTTTACAATCACATCTCAAAATCACAGAGGAATATACAACAGCAAATTGACGAGGTAATAAAAACAGTTGTAGTTAATCAATATGTTGAAAGATTGTCATTGAAAACTAACGGTGGAATATTAGAGATAGCACCACTTAAAAATAACTTGCTTTTATCGTTTATTGATGAATCAAACGCACTGATTGAAATTTCAAACAGCCTTGTGTATTATCTTGTATTCCCAAACAAGTCGGCAAGTAGAATAGAAATTAAAGAAACTGTTAATTCATCAGTCAACAAGTCAAAAGGTCAATTGCTGTTTGTAATAGAAGAATCCACATCAAGTCAAATTTATGCTATTGGTAGTGGTAATTTATGTTATGTAATTGGAAAGTCAACTAACGGAAACAATGAGTCAATATTTAGTAAAATGTCCTTTACTTTGGATTAATTACTAATATAAATCCTTCTTGATGTCGTTTTAATCACTTTTATTTTATTCTTCTTAAGAACAGTAGAAATATAATTTGGTGTACCACATACCTCATTCAAATCTATAAACGACATACCATCGTCATCCTTTTTAAATATGAAATCATTTGCACAGCCATCAAAAGCTACCTCGACTTTTTTAATCAAGTTCCTTTGACCCGATGTATAATGTTTTTGTGGAGAATAATAATAATTACACACCTCTTCAATCTTATCAAATTTTTCATGTGTGCAATTATTAAAAACGAATTTAAATTCTATGGGCTTAAATACACCACCCAATGTTTTTAATTCATCCGAAAAAGGAGGATTGTAATCAAATTCAGAAACCTCACATGTGTTTATTATGCATTTTAATTTTATTGTACCGATTAATTTGATTTGATTTCCCATTTTTTAAAATCTTTTACTAAAATTATGTCCTCTTATTCAATGCTAAAACTATTTTATTTTGAGTTTTATCATCCAAAGACTTGAATATTTTCTTTACATCTATTTTCATGTAATTTGAAAAGGATACAAAAACATCATATATTGTATCCTTGTCAACAGAAAATCTTGATATCAATTCATCAAACAAAAATTTAACGTCTTTGTTTGTAATATTTTTGCATGAATTATCGTTTGGAAGCAAGTCATTTCTATCGATAAGCTTTATTGAATCCTTGCCATGGTTGTGAATCAATACTGTATTATCGTTAAAAACATATTGAACCTCGTATAATTCATTTAAATATAACACAGAAGAACCGCTTTCTATGAATTCTATTGACAAATCTCGTATATAAGCATATTTTTCATGTTTGCTAGATATATCTTTTAAATACCCTACAACTCTTTCATAAATAAACTTACTACCATAATAATTCTCAGGGTCTGATAATTCTTCATTAACCTCTACGCAAGCATCTATGGCAAATGACATAGGTGCTTGTGTAGAAATAATATAATCAGATTCAGATGTTTGCTCAGAAAATTCTACGTTTTCGTCAATATCTAAAAATGATTCATCAAACTCTGAATCTAATTCATCAAACTCTGAATCTAATTCATCGTTCGGTTGTTCAACTATTTCATCGTTATTTTGCAACATCACAGCTTACTAGGTATTTTTTGGGTTTTGTTCCACGTTCAATTTCCTCTTTTTCCAAATTTATTTCCTCTATGTATGACATATAAATGCCTCTTGAGGATTTATAAATACTTATTTTATGAGAATTAGATTTATCCAATAGTTTAATCATTATATCAAAGCAGTGAATTTCTTTTTCCTCTCTCATTACATCTACCTCACCAACAGCATATTCCCATTTATTTTCATATGATGCAATTACGAAATTACCATCAACACATTTTAATGTAAATTTGTTGAAATCACCCGTTTTATTTAGAAGATCTGTGTCCTTATCTATCGCCAACAGTTTTAAAATATTGGTTATGTCCAAGCTTGACAAATTAAACACCATAGAAGAATTTGATACCTCTGAGATAACTGTGTCCCATATCTTCGTATTCATATACTGAATATTACTAAATTCACCAAGGGTCAATTTATTTTTTAATTTACCAGATTTAATATTCAGTATATGGGCTATGAAATTTCCATCTATATCCTCACTGTATTGTATATCTCCACCAACAAAATTATATTCGTTTGCGTTGTATAATTCAAATACTTTTGTTAATTTATTAACGTCGTTTATTGGAAAATATATATGCTTGTATTGCTCCAACCCCTCGAATATATCATTAATACCAATTTCAACGAATTTAATATAGGTTTTTATTTTTGCATGTGATTTACATACCAACCTGTCACTCTCAAAATCTATAATTTCTTTTTCCTTAATATTAGTACTAGATAAATATTCAATAAATTTCTTAACGTTTAATTTATTAAATTTCAGGGTTTTCAGATTTTCCATTTTTTTCGTTTTTTTGTATTAATTCTTTTATTAATTCTTTTTCTTTTTCCTTATTTTTATTCACAAATACATTCAAATTTTTCCTACCGTCAGGGTATCTTGATTTCAGTTTAACCATATTGGCTTCCATAACCTCTTCGAAATTAGTACCTACTAATCTCATTATACCAACATAGTAAAATAAATTATCTGAAAGTTCATCAATCATTCTCCATTTCTCATATGGTGCACCGAAATATACGTTTTTCTGCAAAAGACCTAAAACCTCGTTTGATTCAATGGAATTTCCCATACACATATTAAGTAAATCAAGAATAATTTTATTACCTGATTTATTATTCATTATCTCCTGACCAACATAATTTACATATGTTTCTATATAATCATAATCTTTTACAGATGGTAATATTTCAACAGATGCTAATGAAGTCTTGGTAATTATAAGTTCTATACCAAACAACCTTATGACTTTAGTTTTATATATAACCAAATTGCTCCCTTTAATCTCAACAGCTAAATTCTTATTTTTACTATATTGGTTTGTGATATCAAGTAATTCTGCTGTGGTTTTGATAGTATATTTCATGTATAACTTTTAATTTTTATATTTATTATGAGTTTTTATTGTCAAACATAGATAAAGCCAAGGGTTACCCTTGGCTTTATCTATGTTCAAAATTTGTGTTTTTACTTTAAGCTTTCTTCTATTTTGGCTGCATTTTGCTTCTGAGCATCGGCAACGTTTTTAGTAACTACTTTTGTGGGTTTTGTGGGCTTTACAACAGGTGCTTTGGTTTCCTCTGTCTTAACTGCTTCCACAACAGGTGCTTCCACAACAGGTGCTTCCACAACAGGTGCTTCCACAACAGGTGCTTCCACAACAGGTGCTTCCACAACAGGTGCTTCCACAACAGGTGCTTCCACTTCTTCCACAACAGGTGCTTCCACAACAGGTGCTTCCACTTTTTCCTCCTCAGCAGTTGGAAATTGAACTTCCAAAACCGATATTGTTGGCATTAGTATACCTGTTTTGTTGTTAACAACATAAAATTTACATTTATCTATCGTCAATAATGTCAGAGCACCCATAAAAAATTGAGTTGTTTTAACATTGTCTTCAAATAAATGACGTAAATTCTTTACAGATTTACCGTTTAATTGCCTTACATTAGTAAAGTTTTTTCTGACAATACTTTCTACCTCTGATAATATTTCATCAGATATGTTTTCGTCAAAATTAGGTGTAATGTACAAATCACCAACTTGTATCGATGAATTGCTAATTTTTGCACGTGACAGTACAAAATTGTTTGCTAGATTTTTCATTTTTCTAATTTTTAATTTATTTTAATTTATTTATATTGGTATCAGTCCCATGAATATTTTTCCTTTATCACAGCATGAATTAAGAAATTTTAAGAATACAAGATTTAACGGTGACATTCTATACATTGGTGGAAATGCATCTTCCAACATTGGTGCACTTTCAGTTATGTTAGTATTAATGTCAATAACGGCTTGTGAATCACCTATATATTGAGGTAAATTAAATCCTGTTGGTACAGTTTTAGAACCTTGGCTCTCCTCTATTAGTTGCTTTCCACCCCTAAACAGTACTTCCCAAGTTGATTTTGTTTTACCATCTACTACCATTACAACAGGTGCTATAGCCAAACCATTTATTGTTAGCCAAACTACTATGTTTGTACTTCCGATTGGTATAGTAAGCAAATGAATGTAAATTATAGGTAATTTAACGGGTGCACCAACGGGTGTTATAAATCCTACAGTCCAATGATTTGGTAACAATGATATTAAGTTTAAATATGTAGTCCATACCATCCAATAAGTCGGTAGGAATATATTGTATTCATCTGAATTAATAGGAATATCCTTGAGATTTTCTTTATATTGAGCTTTGTTATTTGTTACCGATTCATAAAATCCTTTATTTGAACTTGTACAAGGAATAATTGATAATTCATATATTAGTTCATATTTGATTTGATCTAAATCAAACATATCAATTATAGAAAAGTATTCGGATAAGTTTTTTTGTAGTGATGTGTTAAGAGATTTATAGTACTCAATTATTTCATCATCTGTCTTTAACGTTATACTTATCCCCGAAATTAGTTTTTTATTAGTTATTTCAGAAATATTTCCATTAAAATAAGTATTTATAATACCCGATGATAAATTATAAATTAGTGGTTGTGGTAGTAAAGGAGTATTGACAGTTTTGTATAATTCACCAAGTACACCTAATAAAATATTTTTAAATGTTAGTAACCTTGTGTATATTATAGTTTTTATATCCACAGTTCCATCACCTATATCACTATCAGACAACTTGTTTAAATCTACAAAATATTTTATTACATGAGATATATTTGTATTTTGTGTGGTTTTATATTCCTTTTTAATAATTACAGACCTTATCATATCATCAAATATATCATGTATGCCATAAGACCTAATTCCTGATTGTAAATGATAATTTTTAATACGTGGAATAAGGCTGTAATAATTATCAGAGTTCAAAGATAAATTAAAACATTGATGTGATTTGTTGTTTTTTTCAAGTATAGTGTTGTATATTGTTATTTCTATTAAATTTAACAATATTTTTTGTAAAGGTATTAATTGATTTTTATTCAACCTATCTAAACTTGCCTTTGAAAGGTTTAAAGCTACAGTTTGTATAATATCTAGACAATTCTTCCTTTGTTCGTCTAAATTTACATCTTTAAGTAACGGTGAATCAGATAGTATAGAACTTATTATGTCATTTATGCCTTTTACATCTTTTACATTGTTGAATTTGGGTATTACAGGAACACACCCTTGTAATATATCAATAGGTTCACCATTTTTTGGAATCCTGCAGGTATCTAGTTCCACAACGTTTTTATCAAGGTTAACTAATTCTTGATAAAGGTCTTCGGGTAATATAGATTTTAATAATTCGTTATCCATATTAATTTATAAGGTCTGTATCTTTATCAACACATATGTTTACTCTAGATTTAATAGTCTTAACACCAACAATCATAAAATCCAAGCAGCTGTCTATAAGCTTTAATATATCTTGGAGAGTTTGATTATTACTATTTTTTATAATATTGGAAATAGAATTTTTCATTATATTACCTCTATAATCATACCCAAGATTTTTAACATTATCTTTTCTATGTTTTAATGACTTATATATAGAATAATCTGAGTTCATATTAGTTTATTTTTTGATTTGTATTTCCAATAAACAGGGTTTCCCTTAACAATTTAATTTCATCAGTACCATCCAAGATCATGGTAAGTACTTTCTTCCTCAAATCCTCATTTTGTGCTTTCTTGGTTTCTTCCTTTAAATTTATTGCGTATAATGATTTGATACCTGAGTTTATGTTTTTAATATCAGGCATAAACTCAGAGATAGCTCCTTTTGTATTTATAACATTAGTATTATCACTAACAATGTCGGAAGTAGGCTGTATAACATTGTTTTGATTTATTAAAAGTGATGCAAGCCTTTCATTATCGGCATTTCTTTTTAAATTACCTGTTTTGTTAGTAGAATTAGCTTCCAAATCGTCTATAAAACTATTAAGCCCATCATTTACATTTTTAGATACCTTATCAAGTTCATCACCTATTAATCTATTAATTATATTAGATGGTGTATATTCAGATATTATTTCTTTACCAAGAGTTTCTAATTTGGAAACTCCAAAAGTTATGGTGTTTTCGACTTTACTTGTAACTTGCTTTATTAGTCCGTTTGCTGTTTTAGCCGCCTCTTCTTTTACTATATCAAGAGCCATATCAAATATACCTTTGTCAGATTGTTCTGACTTGACATTAAACCTATTTAGTTCTGATTCCGTGTCATAATTTACATCATTAACCAATGGGTATATTTCATCATAATATTTATAAACATGAGAAAATGGATGTAAATTAGTCAAATGAAAAGACATTTTACCAAGACACATACCTATTTCGTTTTCGGGTGATTTAGGAGATTGATTACTTATATTCGACAAGTATTTATTTATATGCTCTGATTCAAAGCTACACTTATTAAACCTAATAGCATAAGCACCTATATATTTGTTAAGCAAAAACATTGAATCTTTATCAAGTACATAATTTATATTAGTATCATCAAGATAATTGTCACTAATTATGTTATATACAGTCTTGAATTTTCTTACCTCAGAAATATAAATTATTAAATCGAAGTACAATAAATTTATAGGAACTACCCATTTAAGTTCTGTAAAATCATATACCGCATTTATGTAATCATGCATCATTGCCGATATAAATAGGTCTACAGATTCATATGTTTTTATTTTTAATTTCCTTTCATAATATGATCTATGCCCTTCTATTTTGTACAAATCACCCAATCCCGATAATTCTTGTAAATAATATGGATATTCCTGTACAAGAAGTTTAAAAGACTCAATAAAATTAAGTAATTTTTTGGCTCTGTCTTGTTGATTTATTGATAAAAGATATGCAAATGCCGATTCCTCCTGTTCTTCGTTAGAATCAGCAACAGTAATATTAAACAACGGGCTTGATAAGTTTGGAATCAATTTAAATCCTAGTAAAGTAGGGTCATCTGCATATTTTAATACAACAGTGTCCTTATTTTTAATATTACTATCACCCCTAGATTTCTTGTAATTGAAACTTGAATTGAAAAATCTTTCTTTGCCATTATCAAGAAATTTATCCTGCTCATTTCTTTTCTTTTCTACATCGGTAAATAAAGAATCTACCCCAAGCAATTTATTAATAGCACCACCCGATTTGATATTCTCGTATGTTTTTGATAAATCCATTGTCAATGATTTATTTTATTTAAAGTTATGTTTTTAAATAAAATAAAAATTAATGAAGCCTTTAAAATTATCTGAAAATAATGTTATTATAAAAGTAAGTTCCAAACCTGTTTTTGAGGCTATGGGTTCTGTGAAGTTAGATCAACTTATAAAGGCTATTAACACAAGGCAATATATTAGTTTTTATTATACCGATAAAACAGGTGATGGCACTAGCGGTCCAAGGTTTGGTGAACCATATGCCATAGGTTACAGAACAAATAAAAAAGGGGAAACTGTAACATATATGAGATTTTATGTTATATCAGACACATTAAAAGATGATTCCATAACTGATAAATTAGCTAGACACAAATCAAAATCTCAAAAATCTAAAAATCTAAAAACAGGATTTGCAAAAAAGTCGGGTTGGAGAATGTTTATAGTAGATGATAGGTACATTAAAAATTTATTTCTTACAGGCAAAAAATTTTCAATGTACCGTTCAGGTTATAATGATTCAGGCGATAAATTTATAACAACTATAATAGCACAACAACCAAAGTCGAGTTTCCCAAAAGGTGAAAACACGGATACCAATTTTTAACCATTATTGATTATAATATAATCAAAGTCTGTATATTCCATAAACAGACTGTAGTCGGCAAAAAGTCTGTCATTTATATTTTCCTCAGACATTCCTCGTTTCAATAATCTTTTGTATATTATATCTTCATCTGATTTCACCCAAATTACTGTACATTTATCTCTATCCTCTTTTGTTAGCTGCTTAAGACCATCAGGTGACATTATGAATAAGTTACATTCGTTGAAGTCCTCCCTTGATGTTCCGTAATATGCACTACCAAAATCAGAGTATTGCAGCATTTCACCATGCTCAATTTTTCTTTTAAAATCGTATTTTGACATAAATCTATAATCCTCACCATTGATTTCACCATTTCTTGGTAATCTAGAGGTACAAGATATGCCAAATTTAAAATTAAGAGTATACTGAAAGTTTTTCCTTAAGAAGTCTTTACCCGATGCACCCGCACCTATTAAAATAATTTTTTTACCAAACATGACTTTACTGATTTATAAATGAATATTTGGAAACCGCTTCAAAATCAGTAACAGAACCTTTGAAATTTTGGAACAACCATTTATCTTTTATATTATTTTGTATTGTTTTCAAATTGTTTTCAAAGTTTCCATTAAATATATGACCATCAGAACATAAAAGCAATTGAATGTTGTTGCAGACAGCTTTATCGATTATTTTTTCAATATCCTCTTTATCAATTGCACTTGTTTTCAAATTTGAGTTAGGACAAAATTCAATTGGTATGCCATTAGAGGCTATAATATCAACAGCAAATTTTGAATACAACAAAAATTGTACACCATGACCTATTCTGTCAATACTTTTAATTATGTTTTTGAAATTAGTTAACGAATTTCTATCGCTCTCGTCAGGCACATCTTTAATAATTTCACCAAAATGTAAGGTTATTTTAAGACCATTTTCCTTTATAAATTTGAATGCTTCCTTATAAAATCCGTTTAAAAGGTTGGATGAATAATCTAAATGATACCCCGAAATCTATGGAAAATGATTGATCTGATTCAATTATCAAACCACATCGCAAGTCTTTGAATATAGCCTTTGCTTTCTGCAATCCATTACAAGCAGACATTATTATTGTATCCAAATCATATAGACCTTTTTGATTTCTCAAGGCAGGGTTTAGCTTTAATTCAATAAGTCTATATCCATGGTTAATATATAAGTCCTCAAGAACATGATAAACAGAAAGTTCTATTGATTGCGGATAAGAACAAATTTCTTGAATCATTTTATATCTACCTAAATATCCTGTCAAAGATTTATCCTCATTTGCACCATTAAAAATTGTATCAGAAAATTTGTCATAATCCTGATACTTTTTGATTTTTAATCCTCTATCATAAGCTATAGAAAACAATGTTTGTGGTAATGTAGAACCACCTAAATGAGTATGGAATTCAGCGTACATATTTATACAAGTTTATTTTTAACCACGATATTTTCGAAATCATGATTTGATTCTTTAATTAAATTATCAATATCATGCAATTTAATATCTTTAGTTGTTTTGCCTTTAATAAAGTCAGATATCTTTTCAATAAGCATTGCATCTTTCATATCTACAGAAACACCAATAGTTCTGTATGCCAACACAAGTGCAGTATAATGACCTATTTGAAATTCAGTGCTTTCAGTGCTTTCAGTTTTGTTTTCTATATCCATGTCCATGTTTTTCATTATTTTATATTATCTGATTTTATATTATCAGCTTTATAAAATAATCAAATGTTTTATAAATAACTAAAAATAGTATTAAATATGTCAAGTGCTTCAACAGATTTTAATAGCTTATCGAGTCCATCAGCCTCAATGAACCTTGGTAAATCACCTATCGTTGGTGGTATACCTCAGAAAAAATCATATGTTAATGATTCATTCAAAGGTTTAAAACGTGAATCAAAAGACCCCGTTAATAAACCAAAAGCATCATTGGTTAAGGGAAATGGTATGAGGATGTATACATCAGAAGGAAAAGCCGATAAAAGTTATACTGTAGGTCAAAATGTGAAGGGGGTAAATTCTTTATTCAATAATTATATTTTGTTCACACATTCTTTTTGTAATGGAATAAATGATTTCTATGACAAACAGGGTGAAAATGGTGTGTTTGGACATGTAGAGGATAAACCTGAATTAACTATAGGAAATTTGTTAGCTGATTTTACACCCGACAAATCGCCATCAATGCCATATTTTGCCAATGATTTTTTATATGCAAAATACTATGATAAAATACCTCTTAATAGGTTATTAACATTAAGAAGGTTTGCTTATCCTGTATATGATAATTTACAGTTTTCAAATACAAATCGTAATGATATAAAGCCAATAGCTCAAGCAATTACGTATTTTGGTGACCCAACAGATAATAAATTATCTTCTTTATTTTCCATAACAGGAAGTATCTCTTGGAAAAATGTATCATCTCAGATATGGGATGAAGCAAATCAAAACATACCAACACTTGAATCTCAAAAAAATGCTGTAACAGGGTTTGTTCCAACTCTTGGTGGTAGGCTTAGTGGAATAAATCTTAAGGGTTATGTTGGTCAGGGAATGGATATGGCATCAAGGGCATCTACTTTTACAGGAGATTCTCAAACATCCGATTTGTCAGGTGCTAGCAATTCAAGAATAGATGCAATAAAGGCATCTAGAGATTTTTCATATATTCACAAGGTACTAGGTCCAATAAATGTGATAAAGGATACAATGACTAGAGAATCAGGAATTGGTGCTGATTTATCTTTCAGATTAAAATTTGAATATGAATTAAAATCATATAAAAATATAAATCCAAAGTTAGCAATGCTTGACCTTATTGGTAACATGTTAGCACTTACATTTTATCACGCTAAATGGTGGGGTGGTGCTAACAGGTTTACACCTCGTGTTATGGAGCAATTTGGGTTTTTGGGTGATTATCATAAGCTTTATTCGGGTGATTATGGCGGATTCTTTAAATCTGTAGCGGGAAATATAGGAAGTGTTATGGGGAAAACAGGAAACGCACTTTCGGGGTTGTGGCAAAGTATGATGTCAGGGAATTTTCAATCATTATTTTCTAATTTATTAGGTGGTGGGAAAATTGGTGGAGATAAAATGCTTGATATGGCAACTAAAAAATCAAGACCAAATATTGTTGCTATACATTCACTTGTATCGGGTGCACCTGTTGGTGAATATCACCTAGTTGTTGGCAATCCCTATAATCCAATTTATACAATAGGAAATTTAATTTGTGATTCTTTTACAGTTACGCCTAGCGATGAACTTGGATTTGATGATTTCCCAACTAAATGGACTTTGGAAATTAGTTTGAAAAGAGCTAGAAAAATGGATAGTGGTGATATTCAGGCTATATTAAATGCGGGTCAGGGTAGGACATATTTACCACTTTCGGGGATGTTAGACGAGATAATTGGTGATGATGATAAGCTAAAAACTAATTCAGAGGGAACTGCTGTTGAATTCCAAAATGGAGATGTCAAGAATGGTCTGAGCATAAACGCAACAGATGCACAGGGTGCGGGTGGTGTTGTTTATTAATTTTTGTAACAATATTAAATAATCAAAAGCATACTAAATATGAAAAGATTAAAGGTGTTTGAATCACAAGATCAAAAACTTAATATGGTTGATACATTAAGAGGTGGGGAAGGTGATAATACTGATGATTCAACATTTGACCAAGAGGAATTACAAGTTGGATGTTTGGTTGAGGTTGAACATACTAATAACCCATCAATAGCAAAGGAAATTGCAACAGATCATTTATCACGTGTAAATAATTATTATCATAAATTAATGGCTGCGGGATTGGTTGATGAAAAAGATGCTTTGGATTTGGCTAAATCATTTGGATGGAATTAAAATCAAAGTTAAAATTATTAAAAATAAAAAATTAAAAATATTAAGGATTATAAAAATATTATATAAATAAGTTCAAATGGGATTACCAATTAATTTTGATAGTCCCATTTAAGTATAAATAAATTAAAATAACAACATGGCTGTTAATAATGATAATTTAGAAAATAAATTAATACCTAAAAACAAGGTAAAAGCTATAGATTCTATAAATGAACTTACTAATAATTTAATTATTAGATTCAAAAACAACCTTAGGTCTTTCACATATGCCTCAAGTTTTGGTCAAATAATACTTGTATTACAAAATCACGTTAATAATATTTTCTATTATATTAACGACTCAGCAACTCAATCTAATTTTAAAACAGCTAACAGAATACATTCTGTACATGGTCTTGCAAGATTACAAGGTCACAACGCTTTTAGAGGTTCATCGGCAAGGGGAAGTATTATACTTATTAGAAACCCATCAATAAATATAAGTATAGCGGGTGACAAAATACACATACCTAATTACACCAAAATACAGAATTTGGAAAATGGTTTACAGTATACAATATTAATGAATACTGATTTCAAAACATTCAATATAAATGATACAAAGGAATTACAAATACCTATTGTAGAAGGTGTTGTAGAAACTCATACATTCACAGGAACAGGTACAAATATACAAACATATGAATTACCAAACTTACAATTTCAAATGTATGATGATTCATATGTTGAGGTAATGGTTAACGGTAAAATATATGAGCAGTATATTTCGCTGTATGATATACCATATGGTGCTGCAGGGTGTTTAGTTAAAACGGGTATGACATCAGGTGTTGATATAATATTTGGGAAAAACAATTTCCAAGAGATTCCACCTTTAGGCTCTGAAATAAAAGTAAATGTACTTACAACCAATGGAAGTATAGGTAATTTATTCAATTCAAAAACAACTTGGAAACTTAATGATACATGCTTTGATGGTAATGGTAATGAATTAAGTCTTGATGATATTTTTTATGTAAACAACAATATATTACCTTGCCTTGGTGCTGATTCAGAGGATATAAATTTAACAAAAATTTTAGCACCAAACATTTCAAGAAGTTTTATATTACATGACAAAAAGTCAATTAATTATTTCTTTAAAAAGATGAATTATTTTTCGTCAATCAACATATTTAAGAAAACTATTGATAATATAAACGAATATTCTGTGTACTTAGTACCATCTTTGATTAACAGGTTAATAACAGGTGAAAATTATTTTACTATATCTTTAGATAAATTTTTATTATTGGATTATGAAAAAGCTCAAATTTTATCACAGATACAGGAGTCAGGTATTGAATCAGCCAATATAACTATGGAACTTATAAATCCTCTTATACAGAAGTTCGCAATGATGATTTACTGTGAATTGGAGGATGGTGTGGATGCCGATATATCAAATATGATGATTACAAGACAAAATATTTTAAATATTATAAGTAATTATTTGTTGAATAGAGAATCAACATCAGACATAATACATTCTGAAATAGTGTCACTTATTAACGGATTAGATAATATTTATTCCGTTAAGGTTATATTATTATCTCAAGATAGCAAATACATAGATTCTTTAGGAAATATAAAAGTCGATAATAATCAAATAGCAGTTATAAGAGGTGATTGGACTGACAGCAATAATGTATATTTTAAGGATGAATTTGACCCATTGAATGATTATATGGGGTGTGTAAACATAAATATAGAGAGATTCCACTCATAAAAACAAAATAGTCCGAGAAACAATTTCTCGGACTATTTTTAATTTATTTGCTTTTGGTATTAGTTATTAGTTAATATCATCAGGCAAATTGTCAAAGTTTAAATCACCAAAGCCTTTTTGATCAGTTTGTGTAACTGATTTTACAGCAGTTTCTACAGGTTTTTCATTTGCGGCAATAGTTTCTACAGGATTTGCTTCTATAACGGTTTCTACAGGTTTTTCACTTGCGGAAACAGTACCTGCATTGTCTTTCAATGACTTGAATTTCGATGTAGTGTCAACAGATGCTTTATCAGTTGTTGTTTCCACAACTTTTGGTTGAGTTGTTGTTTCCACAACTTTTGGTTGAGTTGTTGTTTCCACAACTTTTGGTTGTTCGGCAACTTTTGGTTGTACCTGTGTAGTTCCCTGTTGTAATCCTACAGCCTGTTGACCTTCGGCAACTGTTGTAACATTATTGTATTCGGGTACGTACTGAGTTCCAAAAACTTCAAAATACAATTCACAGAATTCTTTATAATACTGTTCACCAAATGCTATTTTAATGCAATTGATTAACAATTTAGCATCTTCTGCTGTTGTTTCTTTGTAGTACGTTTGTGACAGGTCAGGGGAATTTGTCTTTAAAAAATCAAAAACTTGTTTTCCTGTTTCTTGGTTAAATTCTTTGATTGTAGTTTTACCACAATCAAATGAAATACCACAAAGACCATCATTGAAAGAACTTTGTTCATATGTTGGCATATTTTGATTTCCCTCTGATACCACAATAGTTAAATCTTTACCATTAATAAGGTCAAACGGCACAATCGGCTTTCTTTTGAGAATTGGGTCACCCTTTAATAATTGATCAAGTTTAACGTTAAGGATTTTGCCATATCTCAAAATTTTGATTTTACCATTCAATTCAGGGTGTTGTGGGTCATCATAAATCAAAAACAGGGAATAATTGTAAGTATTGCGTTTAAGCACTTCCAACCGTTTTGATAATTGTATTGGGGTGTTTTGGTCGTAATTCTTACCTTTATCGTACACATGCTTCATATATGCTGCAGTAGCTAAATCCTTGAGTTTAGGATTATTACTTGGTGCATCTACATAAATTCGGGCTTTAGGGTCATTTGGGTCAGGAAGATAATACATATGTTTGGTAACACGGTCACGCCTGATTTCTCCACAATTAACATCGGGAACTAATCTGCCTGTTACTACATAGCGACCATCTTTTACCTTTTCATCGTCAAGTTTTAATGCCAAAAAATCCTCATTAAAATTGCTTGATGTTGGTTGTTCAAAATTTTCTGCTGTTACCGCAAAAATTCCGCCAAATTCAAAATTTTCAGTTTGTTCAATTTTTTCACTCATTTCAATAGTTTTTTAATTATACAATAGTTTTCAAAAATTCAAAATATTTTATACCGTTACAAACCAAAGATTTTCAACACTACATGGATTTCATACCATGATAAAAATTCTATATATCGTGACTTATTGAATTCTGCTAGGTTCGGGTATCAATCACACTTCCCTAGCTAGCCGTTCTAATGAGTATTGAACTATAGTGCCGAAAATTTTGGTTATATTAAGATGTCCTCGACTTTCATCGCTATATTGTCGGTAAGTAAAAACATTGTAGCTACGGAAATAGCATTTTCTATACAATTCCTTATTACTTTTGTTGGGTCGATAATACCATCCTCGACAAGGTTTGCTAATTCACCATACATATTAATACCATTATTGTCATCTAATATGTCATCTATAATCAGCTTATCAATATCGGAAATACACAAGTTGCTTAACAATTTTCTTTTTATTGATTCCGATGCCGACTTAATCAAATTGCCTGAAATTGAATAAGGTGGTAATTGATAAGCAGCCTTTATGTATGATGCACCCGCACCAACCGATACACCTTCCTCAATAGATGATTTAACGGCAGCTATTGCATCATCAATTCTATCCTTTACCTCATAAATTTCTGTATCGGAATTACCACCGATTTTAATCGTAGCTATATTTCCCTTTGCAAAAGATAGCAAATTACGTTTCCATTGAATAGCCTCATTCTCTTCGGGTGAACCTGTTTCAATCATAGACTTTATATTTTCCTCTATTTGACAAATTTTTGTATCAAGATTAGGCTTATTAATGTTTGAATATTTGTTTCATCTTTACTCACTACAATTTTTTGAGCAGAGCCAATAAACTTAGAACTGAATTCAGCTAGCTTAGTACCAGACTCAATATAAAAAGGTGTTGCTAATGTAGCGGATGCAATCATTGACAAATAATCTTTTCTTCTTTCACCGTAAAATGTTGGTTTTATCAAACATATTTTCATCTTTTGGCTCATATGATTGGCAATCATAGTCTGAACAGCTTCACCCTCAATATTCTCACCAATTATAAGTAATGATTTATAATTGGTATTGGCTATACTAAGAATTTTTAACATATCAGAGCCTTTTGAAATGTTGTGGTCTGTTATAATTATACCACAATCTGTTAGCTCAGAAATCATCTTATTAACATCTGTCATGAACATATAACTAGAATATCCCGAAGCTATTTTAATCCCGCTTTGTATAGTTATTGATGTTTCAGTTGATGGTGATGGTTCAACCATTATAGTTCCATGTTCATTTCCGAATTTATCATATGCCGATGCAATCAAATCGGATATTCTAACATCTCCATTTGTAGAAATCATGGCAATGTTTCTAATATCCTTATTTGTTTTTGAAATTATTGAATGATCCTTAATATATTCAATCATCAAATCCTTTGATTTGTTTAAATCATCACGGAGTTTATGAACATTAAAATCAGGATTTGATTTCAAAAATTCATTTATCTCTTTCATAAGTGCATAAGCAAACACAACCGTAGATGTAGTGCCATCACCCGCATTTAATGCCGTTCTCATTGATGATTGCTTGAGCAGGTTACACCCTATGTTTTCCCATTCATTTTCAAGTTCTATAAATTTAGCAACAGTGACACCATCTTTTGTGGATTGTATGATTCTTTCATTTAAATGCTTGAGTAATACGTTTTTGCCTCCAGGACCTAGTGTAGATGATACAATATCACATAATTGTTTTGCACCATAAAGTATCGTATCTCTTGCCTCAGCACCTGTTTTTATTTGTACTTTGTCATTCATTTTTTTAAATTTTATATATTTTTGTTATGTTAGTATTATGAAAATGATTTAAATTAAAGGAAAGTATATCGTCTGCAGCAGAGGGCTATTTTTTGGTTATGATTAATAAAATATCACCCTCTTCCATAACCCTATATTTTTTGCTTTCGATAGTTAACTGAGTACCTGAAAATCTATTAAACATTACTCTTTTACCAACAACAGTATTTTCACCTACACTTTCACCTACACCGACAATTTCACCAAGAGTTTGGTCTGTATCATCAATTTTTATAGCTATCAATCCGCTTTCGGTTTGTTCAATTTGTTCTTCAATTTTAACAAGTATTCTACTTTTAATTACATCTACTATTAATTTTTCACCTTCCATAATATTTATTTTTAAGCTATTAATTTTTTAAGTTCTTCTATATCATGAGCAATATCATGATTAGCATATTTTGCCTTAACACGCTTTGTAAACAAGTTGTCTATGACAGTTCTAACACATCCATCTTTTTCACTTGTATATACTACACCATTGTTAGCACGTATCATAGTGTTTTTATCATATGGTATTTGCTCACCTGTTTTTGTAACAACGGTTGTTTTATCGTCATATGTTTGACCTATATAAGTATCAAGACCAACATTTAGGAATTGCATTATGGATGGATAAAGACTTTCGAAGTCATAAATGCCAATGTATTCATATAAGCCTATTGTTGGCTCAACAACAAAAGCACCCGCATAGCCTTCTTTTATGTTTTCTTCTTTTATAAATACCTTATTGTAAGTTTTGTAATAATAATCACTAAAGATTGATTCTATTATAATTGAAACCGATGTTCCCAAAAGTAAATCAACCTTTCCAATGTTGGTTATAGTTTGCATCAAGGAAAATATATCGGTTTTCTTGTCAATCATTTCTACAAGAAAAGCATCAGTTATACCATAAAAGCAAAATTTCTCAAAATCTGTGTCGTATAAATCTTGTAAGTTTCCATTGTATTCAATTTTGGTAACACCCAATACCTCATTCGAAATAAACCCTAATGACATAGATGTTTTATACGCAACAGATTGGTCAAAGAATTCAAATATTTGCATATAATCAATAATTGGTCTATGCAATGGTAAATCTAATATTATTTTATTTTCTTTGTTGTATTTATCAGAAAGCGAATGAGAAAATGTTTTTCCTACAGGTGATATAATTTTTGCATAATCAATACCTGTTCTTTTACACCTATTAAAATAATATTGTGCATCAAATTTTAAAACATTCCAACCGAATATTACAGACATTTTGCTCATATAGTTTACGGCAAAATCGCAATTCATGGAGTATTCATCTTTGTATTGACGGTATTTTAGATTTACTTGTTTAACTATTTTTTTATCCAATATTTTAGATAAATGAGCGTTTAATTTTATTTCAATTCTTTTTAATTGCTCACCCGTCAATTCCTTCATCCCAAATATAGTACCATTTCCATATTCATCACAAATAGTATGGAGTAATATTCTACCAATAGGATTGGATGCCTCGGTATACACACCATTAACAGTTTCTGTTTCTATATCCCAAAACCATTTCTTTGGCTTGTTATCTGAAAATATTTTGTCCTGTAAATGCTGTGGTAAATTATTTATATATTCGTATTGCCTGTATTTTGTTAGATAATTTTTACGTATCTTTTTTACGGGTCTATCAAATTGAGATGTTATAGTAGGATGTTTGTATCTATCATCTAATCCTGCTTCCTCCCAAACAAATTTTTCACTATCTGAAATTGGAATATTAACCAAGTCTATTTCACCATTTTCATTGAAATAGGAGATAGACATGTCATTAAATATTTGTTTTGAATTTATCATATCAATTTATATTTTAATCAGCCTTATAATGTCTAAAACAACTTTGATTAATTCAAAATGGTTTATTAAAAACACAGATAAAAAGCTTACCAAAACATAACATATGAATCTTGAAAATGTATTTTTGTATAGTATTGGAACAAATTTAATATAAAAAATGGCATTTTTAATTTCTTGATCAGAAGTAACTAAATATTTTTCCTTTCTTGTCTTCACCAAGCCATAAAGATTCTGAACAACCATTGCCTGTTCTAGTATTGTTAAATATGTTTGTAAGTATTCATCAAAGTATTCAGATTCAACTTCTTCGGGTATAACTACAACTAAACGTTGATACTCTTAGGTTATTAATGGTATTTCCTTTGATAGTTATAGTATACTTTTCTTGAATATATTTTATTCCACAAATATTATAGAAACAGTTAATTGTATAGCTATATAATTTAACGGTCTTCCAATAAAACAAAACAAAACAAAACAAAAATACCGATATAAGCATTATTAGCCCCATAATTTTAAATTTCGATTAAATCAATTAAATATTGTGTAATCTGTGATTCTGTGTAATTTGCCTCTAGTGCATCGGGTAAAAATATTTCATCACCCATTTCAATAAGGTTTTTAAATGAATTACACATATAATTTAAAAAATCTCTTTGGTGTACATCTACTCTACTTAACGATTTTGATACATCATTTCTTATCATCTCAACATTCTCTAATGACAAGTTTATACCTTGATATCTTTCAGATGTCTTCTTGATGGATTTCAATAGGGCAATAGTTTCATTTTTCATTCCAATACTTGTTTTAAGTTCTTATATAATTACATAAATTGTGTTGTCAAGATGCATTGGAAAGCCGATTATTTGTAAAGTGTGATTGATATGATTTTAATGACTTCATAACATCAGATGGCAAAAGTAATTGTTGATTGGTATCAAAACTATTTCCATACTCTTGCTCAAATGCTTCCTCAGAACCTATGTTGGCTGTTTCCTCTTGTTTCCATTTATCATCTCTACCCTCAACATCAAACCAATCTACACGTATAGGATTGAAATAATTTTTACCAAGTAATCCATCAGTGTACAATTGCCAAAATAAATTTCTGCCTCTTGCTGTAGATGTAATTATCATCTTTGCTGTTT